AAGGCAGGGCGCAGCAGCCGCAAGGACAAACGATCAGTATAGCGAAGCTCGCCGATAGTATCATAGTAAAAGAAAAAGAGGACATCGACCGACTCACCGAACAGATCGTATTTAAGATTCAGCAGGCGGCTATAAATAACATGGTCGGAGCAGTCTAAAGAAAAAACGACCTCGCAGAATCGCTCAGGACTGTTCAAATAAAGATAGCCCTATAGTTTATATAGGCTAAAAAATGGGTGCCTTAAAAGTAGCATACGGAAGCGAGAGAGGCATATTTCTATATATAGTAAAATTGTACGATAAAAACACTATATATAGTAGCAGAAATGGAGCGTATTATATGGCATGGGACAATATAAAGAAGGAGGCGGGGGACTTCCTCAAGAGGGAGGGCGCGAAGATTCTCGACGGGCTCTTTTCGAAGACGGGAGTCGTAACGCTGTCATGCAGCGGCGAGACTTTAACCTTCCCCGTAACGCCGTCCGAATTCGGCGTCTCTGTATCCAACAACAACGGGACGGTAAATATCATCGGCGCGGGCGACTATAACATGATCGGCAAGACCGGGCTAAAGCAGATTACGATTAGTTCGTTTTTCCCGGCTCAGAATTATAACTTCTCCGTCGGCGATGCCTCTCCTTATGAGCTCGTCGAGATGATCGAGGCATGGAGAACCGGAACGGAACCCTTGAATATATCCGTAGAAGATAGCCCGATAAACTTCGATTGTCTGATAGAGTCATTTTCGTATAAGGAGCAGGACGGCTCGGGAGATGTCTATTTTGACTTATCCCTAAAAGAGTATCGCCGCGTTATCGACACAGTGACAGACGAAGAAACGGGACTTAAGGAAAGACCTTCTACGTTAGAGAAGCTCGGGAAAGATACCGCCGTACAAATCCTGCAGGGTAAACCTCCGCTCAAGGCAATCAAGGAAGCCGGAAGAAAGGCTCTCGTACAAGTGGGCGAAGGATACCTAAATAAATACAAAGACATGATAAAGATCGGAAAAGTAAGGATCGGCGACTATATCCGTATATCGGAAAAAGGAATAAAGATAAACGAAAAAGAGATCCGAAAAGATGCCGAAAAAGAAGTTAAGAAGTGGGCGCACGATAAACTAAAGATAAAGGTGTAACTATGTTTATTTTGAAGAATAAAGACGTAGATATAACGAACTATGTCACGGAAATAAAATGGTCGGGCGACTTGAACCAAGCCGGAAGAAAATTAAACTTCGTTATCGCCTATACGACGGATGCTAAAGATAGCACATGGAAGAATACAGATATTAGTATCGGCGACCGCGTGAATCTATACTATATAGACGACGTATCACAAGAGCAATATAACATATTTTCGGGCAAGGTGTTTTTACAGTCCCGCAACTCCGAATCCTATACTATGGAATATGTCGCTTATGATAACCTGATATATTTAGCAAAATCTAAGATGACCTATAAATTCGAGGATGCCGTTATAGCGGATGCGATAAAGACCGTCGGCTCTGTTTTGGGTGTATCGACGGGCGAATTCTGCGACGACGCGAAGAAATATAAAATCTCGTGTATCGCGGACGGTATGACCGGATCGGAAATTATAAACAAGTGTCTGGAAACCCTGAAAGCATGGACAGGATGGAAGTATCACGTCTATATGGCAGACAATCAGGGCAAGCAGCTATTAAATGTCGTTCGCGCCGATACCGTCATAGACGACTTCACGATAACGGACACGAAGAATCTAACGTCTGCTTCTCATAGTGCCTCTATCGAAGATATGAGAAATCAGATCTGCATAACGGACGAGAACGGCAATATAACGGGCTATCTCAAGAATGAGGAAGACATAAAGAAGTACGGACTCCTTCAGGATGTCTATAAGGTCGACAATAAGCAGGATACGCAGACGCAAGCGAAATCTATGCTCCGCAGGGTAAAGGAAACGTCCCGCGTATCGGCGCTCGGGAACTATCGATGCATCTCGGGATTCGCGGTCGAAATACAGGAAGAGCAGATAAAAGGAAAATTTTTAATCGAGACGGACGAGCATACGATCCAAAATAACACGCACACGATGGATCTAACGCTAACGTATATTGTCGATCCCGATGATAGCGCGAATATGAGCAGCGAAGGGAACACGAACCCGCAGCCGCAGACGAAAAAAGGCGGATCTAAGGCAAAAGTATCGAAGAACTTCGATGCGGGCGTTAAAGCATGGCAAGGCGCGACGATGAGCAACCACGATAACGGCTGCGTCGAAGCCGTTACGAAATTCGGCTCTTACTATTCGCCGTTCCTAGCGAGCGAATATGAAAAAGGTACTGTATCGGTATCAGCTCTCGTAAAAAATGCGGGCGCGAATGTGATACCGTTCGAGGCATCGAAGCTGCGTAAGGGCGATATCATCGTATACAACGGAGATGCTCACGCAGTCGCGTACGACGGAAACGGCGGCTACGTCGGTAACTCATCGAGTCAAGACAAGATCGTACACGGCAAGAGCTATGAGCAGATGGGCGGGCTATATCCGTCGCGAATCATCCGCACGTCGCAGATATAAAATAACGTAATATATTATAGAGGGATGTTTTTTTTTACTCCTTTTCATTCCTCCGGGCGAGGGGCGCTTTAACGGCGTCCCTTGCTTATTTTTTATTATAGAAGAAAGCGGGCGACATAATGAAAGAAAACCCGTATCAGCAATTACTAGGCATTATGGCAGGAGTATCACAAAACAATCAAAGCCCTACATTAGTAATAGGAAAAGTCATTTCTGACCTGCCTAATATCCGAATACAGTATAACGGCATCGTCCTAGATAAAAATGACCTATGGATAAACGACTACTTACTAACGAATCATACGAGAACGCATAAGGGACATATCGTATCAGCGACACGAGATAGATCGGGCGGCGGCGGTTATGCGTTATTTGCTTCGCATAATCACGACATAGACAATGACTATACAGATATGGAAACAACGACCGATTCAGATCTAAAAGTTGGCTACTACGTCGCTATGTTTCCTATTCAAGATAGTACAGATGGAACAAAGCAAAAGTATGTCGTTCTATGTCATATCACGCAAGGATGGACGCTATGAACACTTTTACGTCAATAAATTATTTACAGTGGATAGAACTAATGGAAGCGTTTTATAAATTCAAACGCGAAACCGAAAAAATTACATTTTATCCGAATGAAATTAAACGCATGGAACAAAGCATAATTGAATTAAATCCGAATCCTTCATAACGAGGTGAAAAAGCGCATGAATCCTTTTATAAAGATGGAGAAGTCGAGAGTCGAAAACGAACTGCCGTTACTTAAAGAATTCGCATGGGACTTCGAGAAAGACCGTTTTATATATAAGACCGACGGCACGATCCGCACAGTAAAAGAAAACGAAGCCTTAAAAGTATGGATATATAAAGCGCTCAAGACAGAGAGATATCGCTTCGAGGCATACCTGCACGGTATCTATAACCTCGAATCCTCATACGGAGTGGAGCTAGAGAAGTATATCGGCGCATATCCCAATAACGCGAGGACGGCGACACAGATCGAGCAGCGAATAAAAGAATGCCTCTCGATCAATCCGTACATCAAGAACATTAACTACATCCGTATAGACGAGCTGCATAAAGACCGCCTGACGATCGGGCTATCCGTTACGTCTATATACGGGACATTCGAGCAGGTGATTTAATGGCATTCGAGATGCAGTACAAAGATCAAATACAAAAGCGCATGAAAGAACAATTCGCGAAGGTATCGGACAAGGCAGATTACGAAGGTAGTTTTTCACGCGATTTGATTAACGCGAACTCTATCGAATTTGAGAACGCTTACGCAGAAATGAACCTCATGATTGATGCAGCCTATGCGTTTAGCGCATGGGGTGAATACCTGACGGCAAGATGCGCAGAATTCGGCGTTGACCGAAAGCCATCTGTCAAGGCGAAGGGCGAAGTCACTTTTACGGGCGGGCAAGGCGTATTTATCCCCGCCGGATCCCTTGTGTCAATCAAGAACGGCGCTCAGTTCTCGACGGACGCGGATATCATGCTCGACGGCGACGGCAAAGGAACGGTAAAAATTACCTGTATCGAGGTCGGAAGCAAAGGGAACGTACAAGCCCATACGATTACGAATATGCCCGTATCTATCTCGGGCGTTACCGAAGTGGATAACGAAAAACCGACGCAGGACGGAGCAGACGAGGAGACGGACGCAGAACTGTTAAAGCGATATAGCGTAATCGTAAGAACGCCTGCTACAAGCGGAAACAAATATCATTACTATAACTGGGCTATGTCTATTCCGGGCGTCGGAGGCTGCCGCGTCATTCCTCTATGGCAAGGCAAAGGAACAGTTAAGGTTATCGTCGTAAACGCAGAGATGCAGTCGGCGGGGCAGGATCTAGTAAAGGCGGTCAAGGACTATATAGAGACTGTACGCCCGATCGGCGCGGATGTGACCGTCGTAAGCCCTGCACCGAAGACGATAAATATAACCGTAGATGTACTAGGCAAAGTAGACGTATCGGAATTTAAGGCGGCGGTCAATAAATATATCTCCTCCAAGAATCTGGATATGCGCTATATCTCATCTGCTCAGATCGGGAAATTGCTGATGGAGCAGAACATTACGGACTACCGAAACTTAAAGCTCAACGGCGCGGATAAAGTGACGGCGACCGACGCAGAATTGTTATCGGTCGGAGAAGTGACTATAAACGAATTCACGATATTTGAGTGATGCGACATGAATTTTATAAGAGAAGAAGACGCGAATCTCGCGGCATATCTCCCCGGATTCGTAACGCGAGACAAGGAAATAAATGCGCTATTATCCGTAGAGTCCGAAGAACACAACAGACAGCGGGATCTACTTATCGACATCCTAAAGCAGTTCTTCGTATATTCGGCGACGTGGGGGCTTGACGCGTGGGAGAAGTCCTTCGCGATCTACTCGAAGCCGGGCGAATCGTATGAGCTGCGACGAGCGAAGATATACGCGAAATTACAATCTAAGCAGATATCGACGGTAAAATTCTTGACGCAGCTCGCCTCGAAATTTTTCCCCGAACAGGCAAAGGTCGAGATAAAAGAAGTCAATCCCGAGAACCTGTTTTACCTTATCGCGAACTATACGGCGCTAGATAACGATTATTTTGCGTTAAGGGACGCAATAGAAATTTACAAGCCCGCACATTTAGCGATGATAATTCAACATTTTCTCGACGGAGTGGGAGGCTTTCGGCTCGGTGGTATGATTCAACAAGCAAATGTAATTCACGTTTTACAAGACGGAGCAACGATAAATTACAATGGCGAATTAGGATTAAAATAGAGGTGTAACGTATGGCAAAATATCCAAATATAAAACTAACACAAAAAGGTTTAGACATGGCTATCAATGCCGATAAAAGTAAAAAGCTGATATATACACATATAGGTTTAGGCGATGGTAGACTTGCAGAAAACGAAGATATACTGACTTTAACAGAAATGAAGTCGAGAAAGATTTATGCTGACATATCAGACATTAACAATGACACACAGAATCAGGTAACTTTAGAAACCGTTGTATCAAACAAGGTCGTCAACGAAGGTTTTTACGCTCGTGAAATAGGTATTTATGCAAAACTAGGCGAAAATGGCAAAGAAATCCTTTACGGCTATGCCAACGCAGGGGACGAAGCAGATTATATGCCCGATAAGACGCAACCAATAGACGAGCTGAAGCTACGCATTACGCTCATCGTCGGCAATGTTGACAACGTGACGGCAATAGTAAATTCATCTATTATTTTTATCACACTTGCAGATTGTCGGCGTGAAATCCAAAGGCATAATATTGATCCGTTAGCACACGACAATTTAGCACGGAAGGATGATTATTATACCAAAGCGCAAACAGACGCGAAATTAAACGGAAAAGCGAATACCGCGCACGGCAACCATGTTCCAAGTCTTGAAGCTGCCAACAACGCGCGATTTTTGCGAAACGACAACACATGGCAAACTGTAACACCTAATAACATCGGAGCGTATCACAAAAGCGAAGTAGACAGCCGCGTAAACACAAAAGTAAATAAAAGCGGAGATACTATGACAGGTGCGCTATACGTCCCAAGAGTGTATGCTAACGATTGGTTCAGAGCGACTGGTGATAGCGGATTTTATTTTGAAAGTCATGGCGGCGGTTGGCAGATGACAGACGATACATGGATACGCGTACACGGAAATAAAAATGTATATTGCAATAGAGTAATTCGTGCTGACGGTGGTTTTGAAGGTAAAGCTACGGGTGCGGCGTGGGCAGATGGAGCACAATGGTCTAGGACAAGCGACCGCGCAGATAACGCAGGATATTCAGATAATGCAAACAGATTACAAGGGAAAGATTTAAATTTTCTATACCGTTATTTAGGTGGACGTAATCAGCCTACGTTAACGCCGCTTTTGATCCGAAATTCTAGCTGGCAAAACGACAATGTATCAGGCATTCATGGACAACACGGCGGAGATATACAGCTGAGACAAGATTATCGAAATTTCGATGCTATATTTATTGTATCCACAAACACAAGTCATAGTTGTGTAGCGTCTTATATCTGGGAATCATGGAGATTAGAACACTTATTTAACAATGGTTACAAAATAAATATTTTGGGTTCAGAGTATGTATGTTATTGGGTTTGGAGTGCGGTAAAACTCGGAACAAAACAGCATCCTCTTTCCACTCCTACTTTATGGAAAGTAGAAGACAAAGCGGAGGGTGTTATTTGCGAAATTTACGGATTAAACTATTAAGGTGATAAAATGTGTATGTATTTTTTGATTCGTAACGGTTTTTGCGTCGGTGTAAGCGAATCCAAACAAGAGCTAGAACAGATAAAACAGAGCGGCGATGTAATTTCAGAAATGCAGGATGAGAAGCGAGCAGACGAGATTTTTACCCTAGACGAAGAAGGGAATATGATAAAACGTGATGGGGATTGATATAGGACTATTTATCGGAGGCTTTATCGGCGTTTTTACGTTCTTCTATAAACTGGTCATTCTTCCGCTGTCTGAAGCGATAGCAGAACTAAAACGTATGATTGCAGAGCTGCGAGCCGACATAAGAGCCGAGAGAGACAAGCGAAACGAGATAGACAAAAGGGTATCGGTACTAGAAGAAAAAGTAAAGCACCTCGAGGACGTAGTAAAATGAAGGGCTACTTAAATAAAATAAGCGTGAACGGGATCGTCGCGGTTAGCTTATGCGCCGCGCTATTATTTTGCGTCGCAGCAGGGCAGATAGACCTCGCTCAGAGTCTAGCGAGCGGGCTTCTCGGATTCCTCTCGCGATCGGTCATAAGGGAGAAGAGTACGAATGCAGAAAGCCAATATAAAGAAGTATAACCTCGACTATGACTATAGTCGCCTAAGTACGCGTCGCAAGACGGATACAATCGTTATCCATCATACGGGCAACCCGCAAGACGATGACCTGTCAACAAGAGAGATCAACGCCTCTCATCAAGCGCAAGGATGGACGTGCATCGGCTATCATTATGTCATACGCAAGGACGGCACGATCGAAGAGGGGCGTCCGCACTGGACGACGGGGGCGCACGCATACGGCGAGAATAATCATACGATCGGGATCCATGTGTGCGGTAACTTCGAGATTGGACGACCTACGGCGGCACAAATCGAGAGCCTAGCGATGCTTCTCGCTAACCTATGCTCGGACTACGGGCTGCCTATCGACCGCGATCACATCGTCGGGCATCGAGAACTCATGCCGACCGCCTGTCCCGGACGCAATCTATACGCGCAGATGGATACGGTAGTAGGCAAGGCTATTTTCTACTATCATAATTGAATTGAAAAAGGATGGATTTCAGATGTCGAAATGGACAGATTTTCGGGACGAAGTGGTTAGAAGCGTAAAGCTCGACACGATCACGGAGCAGACGAAACGAAACGTCATGAACGCGATCCTTGCGGACGGTATTCCGTTCGTCGAGGCGACAGCTCAGGCGTTTACGGTAAAGCTGCAGGAACAGGCGAAGAGCGAAGCCGGATGGAATATGCTGCGCGATAAGTACGTCATCCCGATGTGCTTCAGTATCGGGCTATTCGCCGTAAAAAACCTCGTAGAAATCACGGCGAAGAATGTAAAATAGAACTGCTCAAAAGAAGATTCGCATAGAAATTTTTCTATGCGGTCTTTTTTTTGCAAAAAACGAATAGAAAGATACCGTTCAATGAAAAATAATATGCTTTTCGATAAAAAAGAATAATATAACCCTAAATATAGAACGTATATTCAATAAAATGTTGCAATTTTTGTCGCGGGCGATCCTGTAGAGCCGCGTAAATAAAGGGCGCAGGGGCATTTTTTAGGATGCAATTTTTGACGCATTTTTGAGATTTACAATAAGAAATAATAGATTGAACACAAGCAGAAAGATAAAAAAATATAAAACAATAGTCCGAACAAAGTAGCGGGCAAGAGATGACAGCCGACACAAAAAAACATCCGAGAGACGAAAACAGGGTAAAAATTAGAGAGATTTAATAATATGTTCTCACGAAAAAATGACGCGAGAGGGCGATGCGAAACATCCGAAAAACGGATGCAGAGCCCGATGCAATAATGTTGCAATCGCTGTCAAAAAGTGCTAAGATGATGGCAAAATAGAGCTGCGGAGAGACGAAAAATCGAACGATAAAAAAATCCTCAAAACCCTTGCAACGGCGCGGGTTTAGTGCTATACTATGCAAGTCGCTGGTGTAGCTCAGTCGGCAGAGCGTATCCTTGGTAAGGATAAGGTCACCAGTTCAATCCTGGTCATCAGCTCCATATAACGGCGGCATAGCTCAGTTGGCTAGA